TGATAACATCTCTCGTCTTATGTCTGCAGGTATCCCAATGGGACATTAATTATGAAACATGAAATCATGTGGTGGATGAGTAGACTCACCATCATGGGAGTCTCCTTATCATTAGCAATCAGACTTGCTGCAGAAGCATATGTCTGAAGTAGTACATTCAGTCAATATAATGATTGCTATCCTTCTTGTGTCTGTAGGAATTGCAATTTACTACATATTCATGTATGATACTTGGTATCCTAATGAGCAACGAAGTGAAGATAGCAATCTTGGAGACGCAAGTAGAGAGATTACTGGAGAAACAGAAGGAGCTCACTGAAAGAGTTCGTGCTAATGAGAAAGTAGTAGCCGCTATAGGTCTGTTTGGATCTGTGGCGGTTGCTTTTATTGGAGCAGGATATTTTGCACCTAAAGCAGAAGCACATATGGGACATGACTTTCCTACAAAACCTACTGCAGGTGAATGGATAGAGAAAGTTAGGGCATGGGAAACAGAAAGAAATAGAAACTCAATTGATGATATGCTAAATAGTGCTTTAGAAGATTTGGAGATCGATTATGGGAGCGATGGTTCCACCGAGTCGGAAGAGTTGCTACAACTTCCGAGTAACTGAGATTAATAAAGTACTCGATGGAGATACCATTGATGTTACAATTGATTTAGGTTTTGATTTATATAAGAAAGAACGTGTTAGAATAGCTGGCGTAGATACACCTGAGAAGAGAACCCGTGACCTCGAAGAAAAAGCCCTCGGAATTGACGCAACCAACTGGCTCAAAGAGAAACTGGACAGTACCATTGCTGGTGACGACGAGCTTACTATTAGGACTGAACTTGTTGGCGGTGTCGGCAAATATGGTCGCTTACTTGGGTGGCTTTATATCGGGGACAGTGAGTTGTCACTTAATGAAGCGATGATTACTGAAGGTTATGCATGGGCCTACGATGGTGGAACCAAGCAAAAGAACTTTGATGACTTACGTGAAATACGTAGATCATTTGGAACACTAACGGAGTAAAACCATGGACAAATTACTTAAAGGTGCTGTAGATACACTACCAGCAACAAAGGAAATAATAGAAGTACAAGATGCACTTCCATTACCAGAACCAGAGTCAGGAGTATCTTGGACTACGGGTTTAGGTATAGCAGGAATAGTATTAATTCTTGCAGCAGCAGTTTATAAATCAAAATGCTGTAAGAAGTAATGCCTCAACATAATTATGAGAATCCTTCTGAAAAACAAGACTTATCTCACTTAGAAGCAAGTGCTGGAGGTGAAGTAGATCATCAGGGGTGGCCAAAGAAACCACCCATTAGTGACAGAGAGTGCATCTACAAGTGCTTAGACAATTGTATATCACTTGCTGGACTTGATAAAAGACAGGTGGAAAGATTGGCAAAACAATTCAATCCAAATAACCCTGAAGAAGTGAATATTGAATCGGAGTATCCACCTTTATAACGATGGAATTAACAGAAGAAAATGTAATCGAAGTTCTTAATGAACTACTACCATACATCCAAGCAGATGGTGGTGACTTGGAATTTGTAGAGATAGAAGAGGAGACTGGTGTAGTAAAAGTTAGACTGACGGGTGCTTGTACCTCATGTGCCTACAGTGCTGTAACTTTGAAGCAAGGTATAGAAAAGAAACTAATGATGGAGATACCAGATGTGGTAGGAGTTATACAAGTATTATGAAATTAAAAAAGAAATTAAAAGATCCTAATGAAAAGAGTGCCATCCAGAAGTTTGTTGGTGGTAAGATACCTCACTACCTTGCAGTAGCAGCATTTTTATATGCTCTTGTTGGGACAGGAGGTTTTTTACTTGGTATGATAACTGGTGCAGAGGAGAAAGCAAATAAAAGAATGGAAGATAAGATTACAGAAATAGTAGATAAAGAAATAATGATGAGGTTTCCTCAGACTAGTGGACCTGTATTAAGAACCCAGAAGAATAATAAACAATGGGTTGAATTTATTAATAAGGATAAGAAGAATGGATCCAATCCCTAATATCCAAGTACAGAATATTGGTATCTATCAAATACCTTCATGGCAGATTAGGCAACCTTATGTTCCTAACTTTAATCCTGTAACAAATTATATTGGATTTCCTATTGTAGATATACCTGGTTGTGTAGAGATGCACAAGGATAATAAGAGGAATGGTAAACCTTGGGATAGAAATCTAGTGACAGATGATCCTGAAGGTGCAATGACAATATGCCCTGATGGATCATATCCAACATTCAAGGCTATGGATTATGAACCAGAGCAGATGACTATTGTGAGGGAAACTCCACCACCACCTATTGCAGCACCTCCAGAACCTCCAGGAACTCCTGACACACCAGAGACACCAGATACAACACCAAAAGATCCTCCCTGTCCTGGCCCTAACGCTCAGAGAGTAGGATCACTTGGACCTAATGAGAAAGAAAAGATATCTGGATATGAATTACAACCTGATCCTGTTAATCCAGGTAAAAAAATATGTGTTGTTCTCTATGAAGATATTGGGCCAGTAGAGCAGTTTTTACCTAGTGCTCAAGTAGCATCAACTACGGCTGTTATTGCTACGGTTGCTGGTGCGTCTGCTCTTCTTGCGAAACCTCTTGCTGATCTGTTGCTACGGGTGTTTCGTCCTGCGATAAAGCAGGCTTTGACCAAGGTAAACGCCATCCTTGGAAAAAGCCCTTCGAAGCCTCATCGCTCTGATCTTCGTGCGAATGAGTATCGGAAGAAGAAGGGTTTACCTCCTCTGAAGTAACAATATTACTTTTAATTTCATATGTTCCTAGATCTTCTGCACTACCATTTGCTGTAACTTCTTTAGGTGGTTCTACTTTTTGATTAGGTTGTAGTCCATGTGAATGATTTGCTACTACACCAGGTGGATTGACTAACATAACATCAGCACATACTTTATGATAAGGAGATTTAGGATGGAACATAATTCCAGCTTTCATAAGTTCACCACAATTTTTTAGACGAGCTATCTCAAAATCTAATCTTTTATTAGCAACCATTTGATTTTGTAATGCTATCTGAGTTGTTGCTGCTTGCTTACATAATGCTTGTAGGGTTTTATCTAATGGTTTAGACCAAGTTGCTGAGAGACCTAGTGATAAATTATATGAATCTTTTTGATTAGTTCTTGTTGGCATATAATATAAAATATTTCCTGGATTATCAATTTGACCATCATCGTCAGCATCATGAATGTCATAGACAGGATCATCAAAGTGAGTTTCAAACGGACGCTTGAAAGATCCTGTACCAGTAACATATGGAGTCACGTTCATGGTAGGCCCTTGGCAACTGATTTGTCCACCATAGGTGTTAGTTATATACGGACCCTGAAGAACCTGTATGGCTTGATTGGTTACTGAGCCAGAGGAGTTAGCTATTGGATTGGCAGTAGCGGATACACCACCTACATCTGCTGCATAGGTAGGTGATCCTATGAATATTGCGGCTACTGCGTAAAGGTACTTGTAGTATCTGTTACGGAATTTATAGTTGTAGTTCTTTGTATTATTGTGTGGTTGGATAGGCCTGGTCCTTGATAGCTCTCCGTAAATTGGAAGGCCGCTCCTGGCGTTGTCATTTGATATTGTGGTCTGTTTTCTAGATTCAATCCGTTCCATGTCGAAGTCACCCCGTCTAATGTTACTGATGTATTATTAATTGATCCTGTACCTGTTGGTGTTAGGTTCCCATTTGCTTCTACGTTTGTACCAGTTACCACATACTGCCAGCCAGTGTTATAGTCCATCGAATTTATGGTCTCCGTCACCGTGCTGGTAGTTTCCGTGTGGCTGGTCATCGAGCCTTGTGTAAAATTTGGCACCACGGGAACTGCTCTTGCAGCACCCGCACTACTAAGCAGTAGTAATACTGTTAGTAATCTTTTCATGACTAGTCGATTATAACTTCAGTCACAAATTGGCCTGTAGCCGAAGTGCCAGCACCACCTGCAGTTAGAGTCGTGATTCCAGCTGAGGTAATCGTTCCAGCCAATGTACCTGCAACACCACCCGACATCGTTAAGGTCTCACCGTATGACGGCATGTCAGCTACGACCCCAGCTGTGACATCCACACCTGCACCCATTGCTGCAATAGCATCACCTTGGGTATAGGTTTCGGTAAATGTGAAGGCTGAGCCAGCTGTATTTACGTCGTATGTTCCTACGTCAAGTGTTGGTGCAGCAGTAGCACTACCAGCAGTTAGAGCACCGAAGTGACCACTGTTAGATGTATCTACCTTGATATTAGATCCAGACACGGAATAAGTTGAGCCAATTCTAGATGAATCTGTATAAGCCCCGTTCACTGTCAGCTGAGTTGAACTGGTCATTCTATGAACTAGGTCAGCACGGGCTGGTGAGGCAAACGGTGCTGTCATCAATAACATACTGATAGCAAGTGAAATTCTTTTCATAAGTTGTGACAACTTTCCTACGTTTATTTAGCAAAATATTTCTTAATATATATGTTCTAATGTTCGTGCTTATACCACTGCATTTAGTGGCACAGGGTACTTGACATATACTTAACAAAAGTTTATACTAAATAACTTCGGTGAGGATTCCCTCATCATTACTCTTCCCGCTTAACCGAGACCTATGGGAAGTAAAATTACGTCTCTCATCCTACCTGTAGATTTCAAGGGTACTACAGGAAAATAAGTTTCGCTGACTCCCTATCGGCCCTACTTAAAGTTGGACTAATGACAACTCTTCAAAAAAGAGACAGTTCACTGTTAGCAGGATGGCCTCAGTTTACTGAGTGGGTAACATCAACAGACAACAGAATCTATGTTGGATGGTTTGGTGTACTTATGATCCCATGCTTGCTTGCTGCTGCAACCTGTTTCATCATAGCGTTTATCGCTGCTCCTCCTGTCGATATTGACGGGATCAGAGAACCAGTTGCTGGTTCTTTCATGTATGGAAACAACATCATCTCTGGTGCTGTAGTTCCATCTTCCAATGCTATTGGACTTCACTTCTATCCTATCTGGGAAGCTGCTACTCTTGATGAGTGGTTGTATAATGGAGGCCCATATCAGTTGGTTATTTTCCACTTCCTTATTGGAATATCTGCTTACATGGGTA